GTGCCCGACAACGCAGGCGGGCGGTCCAAGGTCCGATACGGCTACGGCTCGAAGTACGCCCACTCCATGCGGGCGTTCCAGGAGCGCATGACGCCCGTCTTCGAGGAAGCCCTGCGCGTGGCAAAACCCGGCGCTCACCTGCTGTGCTTCGGCGGCACCCGCACGTTCCACCGCATGGCGTGCGCCATCGAGGACGCGGGCTGGGATGTGCGCGACTGCATCATGTGGGTGTACGGCTCAGGCTTCCCAAAGAGCATGGACGTGGCGAAGGCTATCGACAAGGGACAAGCGAAGAGTCTTGAACGGGCATTGGAATTTACGTCATGGATGCGTTCTACCGGCATTACAGCACAACAAGTCGATGCCGCAACAGGCACGAAGATGTCTAGGAAGCTCCTTGCTTTGGATGGGCAGGCACTTGTAGCGACTGAGGAAATGTTCGATAAACTTCGCCCTTATCTGCCCGAAGTCCCCCAGCGTATCGAGCAGCTAGTGGCAGAGAGGACAGGGGTTTCATGGTCTGACTATAGCAAACGTCATGTTATAGCGGAGCATGTCAAAGGGTCGTTCGGTGCATCTGCCTCTGGGTTTCTCAATGGTTTGTCGGGCGAGTATTCTCTCACGGAGCCGTATTCAGAAGAAGCGAAGCAATGGGAAGGCTGGGGCACGTGCCTGAAACCAGCGTGGGAGCCGATAATCGTGGCCCGAAAGCCCCTGGACGGCACGGTGGCGCATAACGTGCTCACGTGGGGCGTGGGGGCCATGAACATCGACGCGTGCAGGGTGCCAATCGAGCAGGGCGATGACGTGTTCGCAAAGAACCCGCACACGCGCTCGAAGGGCAAAGACTCGGGCATCTACGGCAAATACGATGCCATGCAAACCGATTGGAGCGGCGAGAAGGGCCGCTTCCCCGCGAACCTCGTCCACGACGGCTCGCAGCTCGTGCTCGACCTGTTCCCCGACACGGGGAAGTCATCGGGCGGCGGCATGCACACCAAGGGGACGCATGGCAACGCGAGAACGAACGCCTACGGCGAATACAGCGGCTGCTTGCCTGCAAAGAGCATTGGCATAGGCGATTCGGGAAGCGCCGCCCGCTTCTTCTACTGCGCCAAGGCGTCGAAGAAGGACAGGGGCGAGGGGAACACGCACCCGACCGTCAAGCCGACCGCGCTCATGGAATGGCTCGTTAAGCTCGTCACCCCGCGGGGGGGGGTGGTGCTCGACCCGTTCATGGGCAGCGGCTCCACGGGCGTGGCATGCGCGAACCTCGGACGCAGATTCGTGGGCATCGAGCGCGAGTGGGAGTACATGCGGATAGCCGGGCCGCGCGTCCAGAACCGCGAGCGCGAGGTCGGCATGCCCGAATCCGACTAGCCGATACGAATTGATACGTTTCAGCCGTCCTTCGGGGCGGCTTTTTCATATCCGCAGCTGAAATACCACTTTTTCTTTACAACCTCGAATACAAGTGTCCCATAAATGGGATATGAACATGATGAAGGACCATGCAAAACCGTGAACGGGAGCGCATTTGGGATTCATCGAGACAATCAAGGGCTGGCTCGCGCCGAAGCGCGCCGAGCGCGGGTACTCCACGTTCACCGAGTACACGCCGAGCTACACCACGCGCAACGGCTCGCTCTACGAGCAAGAGCTCATGCGCTCATGCGTCCACTCGTTCGCAACCGCCTGCTCGAAGCTCGAACCGCACTACGACGGCCCCATCAAGCAGGTCGAGACGATCTTCCGCACGTGGCCCAACGAGCACATGACGTGGAGCCGCTTCCTGTACAGGCTCGCGACCATCTACGAGGTGGACTGCACGGCGTTCGTCATCCGCCTCCACGACGCGCAGGGGTGCACAACGGGGCTATGGCCGCTGAAGTGCTCGAGCGCGGAGGCGATGGACGTGGGCGGCGAGCTGTGGTTCAAGTTCCAGATGCCCGTGGGCGACGCGATCGCCTACCCGTCGAAGGACGTGTGCGTGCTCTCGAAGTACCAGTACGTCTCCGACCTCTTCGGAACGCCCAACAAGCTCGCTGATACGCTCTCGCTGCTCAACGCGCAGGCCGAGGCCGAAAAGACGGCAATCGCCATCGGCTCGAAGATCATGTTCATCGGTCGCATGGTGGGCCAGGTCGACGAAGAGGACATGGACTACAAGAAGAAGCGCTTCGCCGAGCAGAACCTCGGGCCGTCGAACTCTACGGGAATGCTCACCTATGACCAGACGTGGGACTCCGTGACGCCCGTGGCGCACAACGCCTACACCATCGATTCGGTCGAGATGCAGCGCATCGACGACCACGTGTTCAACTACTTCGGCACGAATAAGCGCATCCTGCAGAACGACTGCACCGAAGAAATCTGGGACAGCTACTACGAGGGCAAGGTGGAGCCCTGGACCATCCAGCTGTCCGAGGGCATGAACAAGATGATGTTCTCGACCCGCGCGATGCTCACCAACTCCATTAGCTTCACCGCCAACCGCATGCAGTTCATGTCAGCCGCATCCAAGCGAAACATGGTGCGCGACATGACCGACAGGCGGCTCATGACCATCAACGAAGGGCGTCAAATCCTCGGCCTCCCTCCCGTCCCCGGCGGCGACGTGTTCGTGAACCGCGGCGAGTACATGGTGCTCGACCTGCAGGGCAACGTCATCTACACGAGCGGGGGCAACCTCGCTTCTGCTCTGCCGCCCTCCGACGTGGAGGACGCCAAGGACTTCGACCTGGGCGGCGACGACGACATCTACAACGACGTCGACGGCAAGTACGAGAAAGACGTGGACGAGGGCTAGGAAGGAAACCGAAATGCCAGCGAAACCGCAGGAACGCAACTACCGCATGATGGCGCAATCGTTCGCCGCGCCCGTCATCGAGGTAGAGGTCGACGAGGACGGCAACGAGACGCCGCAGAACCGCTTCAACAGCGAGAAGTTCGTGGATGGCTACGCCACCACGTTCGAGGACCCGTACGTGCTGTGGCAGGAGCCCGACTGGACGGACAGCCGCGGCGAGGTCCAGAAGGGGTGGACCTACAAGGAGGTCATGCACGACGGGTGCATGGACGGCGCCGACACTTCCGACGTGGTCTTCCTCTGCGACCACGAGGGCACCGTGTACGCCCGAAACCACAGCGGCTCGCTCTACATCGAGCCGCAGCTCCACGGACTGTACATCGCGGCCGACCTGTCCCGCACGTTCGACGCGGGGCGCATGTACGAGCATATCCAGGCGGGTGACTACTACCAGATGAGCTGGGCGTTTACCGTGGCCGAGGAGGACGTGGAGGAGGACGTGGAGAACCGCATCGTCACGTTCCACATCCGCCGCATCAAGAAGGTATTCGACGTGAGCGCGGTCAGCAGGCCAGCCGACCCGAACACGGAGATAAGCGCGAGGCGCGCAATCGACGGAGCGATCGAGGGACGCAAGCTGCGGGAGGCGCAGCAAGCCGAGCGGGAACTGGAACGCATGCGCAAGGAGGTTGCGCTGCGGGCCAGGGCAATGTCAATCAGCACCAACTAGCAGGAAGGAGAACTCGCAATGGAGTTCACCGCAATGGATGCGCTCGCATACCGCTCCCTCGGGGCAGACGAGTACGCGCAGCGCCGCTCGGAGGTCATCGGGTTCGCCAAGGAGCTGCCCGAGGACGCCACCGTCGAGCAGGCCGAGGCCATCGACGCCGAGCTCGGTCTCATCGAGGCCGAAGACGAGCGCCGTTCCAAGCTCGTCAAGATGGAGCAGCGCAACATGGTCAAGGTCATCGGCGGCGAAGCGACTCCCGTCGCAGCCGCCGAGATCAAGGAGGAAAAGATGGAGCGCGCAGCTTCCCTGGGCGAGCATTTCGTCCAGTTCCGCAAGGACCACAAGTCCGCGGACAACCGCTACATTGCCACGCCGTACCAGATGCGCTCTGTTTCGGCAGGCGACCCGACGCCGTCTACAGGCGTCGTGGCAACCCAGTTCGACAAGGAGGTCGTGCGCCGCGTGGCCGCGCCGCTCACCGTGCTCGACCTGTTCCCGCGCAAGACCATCAGCGAGCCCGTCTACACCTGGACGGTCTACAAGCAGACCACGGGTAGCGTCGGGGTCACGTCCGAAGGCAGCACCAAGAACAAGCTCACGTACGAGTACGAGCAGAAGTCCGCGACCCTGCAGAAGGTCACTGGCTTCATCAAGATGACCGAGGAGCTGTTCTGGGACGCTCCGTACGTCGCGGACGCCATCAACGGCGACCTCGTAGACGACCTGTGGGCCAACCGCCAGTACCAGGCGCTCGCATCGCTGCTCAGCACGAGCGGCATCGGCACCGCGTCCGTCAGCTACGCAAGCGCAATCGACCTGCTCGACGCCATCATCGACGAAGCGGCCGACATCGAGGACACCACGCACATCGCGCCGAACGCCGTCATCGTGACGCCTGCGCTCTGGAAGGTCATCCGCAAGGCCAAGAACACGCTCAACGAGTACATGGCGGGCAACCCGTTCGCGGCACAGCGTTACAACGCCCTGTTCGAGATGCAGTTCGCCAAGAGCGCCGATTTGACCGCGAATCACATCCTCATCGGCGCGTTCGAGAACCGCGCCGTCGAGCTGTGCAGCAAGGCTGACGGCATTCGCGTCGATTCGACCAACAGCAACGACGTGGACTTCGAGAAGAACCTCGTCTCCATCCGCGCCGAGGCCCGCGAGATCGTCGCATGCAAGCGCCCCGCCTGCTTCTGCGACATCACCGTGAGCGCGTCCGGCGCAACCGGCGCGACTTCGTAAGCACGGACTCGCAGGCACGTATTCGCAGGCATAGATGGGAGGCAGATGAAGCACGCGGTCTACAGCGGGACGAGGAACCTGTACGCCGACATGGTAACGGCGGCGAAGTCGCTCGTCGCGAACAGCTCGGTCGACGTGGTGCATTTTCTCGTCGAGGACGCCGCGTTCCCGCACGAGCTGCCGAGCTTCGTCGAGTGCCACGACGTCAGCGGCCAGACCTGGTTTCCGCAGGGAGGGCCGAACATGAAGAGCTGGTTCTCCTACATGGCGATGCTGAGGGTCTGCTACACGAAGATCATGCCCGACGTGGACATGGTCTTGCAGCTCGACGTCGACACCGTGTGCGTCGATGACGTAGACGGTGCGTGGAACACGCCGCTCGACGGCAAGTGGTGCGCGATGTGCTACGAGTCGCTTGGGACGTTCAAGCCGTACGGCCCGCGCTATTACAACGCGGGCGTCGCGCTGATGGACTTGGCTCGCATGCGCGACGAAGGAGCCGATGACAGGCTTATCGCGTTTCTGAACGAGCGGCAAGTCCCGTACGTAGACCAAGACGCGTTCAACTACTTCCACAGCATCGCCGACATGGATCCGCGCTACAACGAATGCTTTGTGACGGGCTATTCCGATAACCCGGCGATAGTCCACTACGCGGGGCATCGCGATTGGCAGACGACCAACAGGGTGTCGCGCCGCGAGTACCTGAAGAAGTACCGCGAGATGACGTGGGGGCAGGCGCTCGAACTACGCGCCGCGCATGGGGGTGCACGATGAGGACGCTTATCGCGGTGCCTACGTTCGAGAGCATCACGCCCGACACGTTCAAGGCCGTATGGGACATGGACAAGCCGTGCGAATGCGACTTCGAATTCGTGCGCGGTTATGACTGCGCCACCGCCCGCAACAAGATCGCCCAGATGGCCATGGACGGCGGGTACGACTGGCTGCTGATGGTCGACAACGACGTTACGCCGCCGAAGGACGCGTTTGCGAACCTCATGTCGCACGACGTCGACATGGTCGCAGGCTTCTACCTGCACCGCAATGGCGCGAGCTTCCCACCGACCCGCACGTGCGCGTTCAAGTTGGCGGACGAGCACGGAAAGGCGTACTTCAACTACACGAAGGACGCGGAGTACACGAAAGACGAGCTACGGGCGCTCCGCGAGGAGGGCACGTGCCTTCTCGAAGTGCACGGCGTCGGTATGGGGTGCGTGCTCGTGAAAACGGGCGTGTTCGCCAGGGTCAAGTACCCGTGGTTCGATTGGGTCAACTACAAGAACCGCAACGAGCTCTCGGAAGACCTGTACTTCTGCGAGGAGCTTCGCAAGAATGGCATCCCACGCTACGTGGACACCCGCGTCGCGTGCGGGCACCTGTTAAGGAGAATCGAGGAGGCGAGATAGATGCTTCGCGTCTACAAGATGCCCAACGGCAAGACGTACCGCTACGAGGAAGGCGACCAGCCTGCAGACGCCGTGCTGGTCGAGCGTGCTTCCGAGCAGCCCGAGACCCCAGAGAAGCGGGCGTCGAAGGCCGCAGCGCGCAAGCGCGCGCCCAAGAAGGCCCAGGAGGACTAGCACATGGCCCTGCTCGATGACGTGAGGACCGCGCTGCGCGTGACCACCAGCCTGACCGATGGCGAGATTTCGACCTACATCGGCACGGCGCTCTTTGACATGCAGAACAAGGGCGTGAAGCCCGAGTTCCTGGCCGAGGACGCCGACGCCGAAAGCGAGGACTACATGCCCATCGTCAAGACGGCGGTCATCGTGTACTGCAAGGCGCTCTACGGGCGCGACGTGGAGGCGAGCGAGCGAAACGCTTGCCTGTCCACCTACCGCTCAATCGTCGCGAGCCTGCTCAACGGCAAGCAGAACGTCCACTACGAGGGAGCGTCCGAATGAGCGGGTGGAGCGACACCATCACGCTGCGCGACGTGTCCACCGCCATGACGGTGGACGAGTACGGCATCGAGCGCGAGGGCGAGCCGGTGGACGTCGAGGTGTTCTGCAACCCGTGGTACACGGGGCTGGACACCTGGGCGACCGCGGCCCAGCTGGGGCCGAAGATCGCGGCCCGCGTGGAGGTCAAGACCTTGGAGTTCGAGGAAAGGCCGTACACGCAAGCCGTCTACCACGGCACGGAGCTAGACATAGACCAGTCGAGCAGGCAAGGACTCGAGTCCACCATCCTTACGCTCTCCGAGCACGCGAGGAACGACTAGCATGGCAGACCGCTTCATGGCAGATTTGCAGGCCATCCTGGACAACGTCCAGGAGGTCGCCGACGAATCCCTCGCGACGGGGGTCAGGGCCGGCTGCGAGCTCGCCAAGGACGAGTGGTCGGCAGGGGCGCCCAAGGACAGGGGCAAATACGCGAAGTCCATCCGCTTTCGCGTGGAGGGCGATGGTAGCGATGTCCAGGGCCACGTGTACTCCACGATGCCGGGGATACCGCATCTGACGGAGAAGGGTCACGCGAAGGTCGGCGGCGGCAGGACGAGGGCGATAGTGCACATCGCTCCTGCAGCCGATGACGGATTCTCCATGACCGAGCAGGTGATTCTCGCGACGTTGGGGGCGAGGCTATGAGCGCGATGGGCAAGACATATGCGGCACTCGTCGCGCTCGGCATTCCCGGACGCTACGAGGCTTACCCGGTCGGGAAGGCCCCGACACCTCCGTTCTTCGTCTACACGGTAGACGACAACGGCGAGCACTACGCAGATAACGGCACGTACGCGAGGTTTCCGCGCATGCACGTCGAGCTGTTCGAGAAGTCGGCCGACCCCGCGCTCGAGACGCGCGTGAGGGACGCGCTGGAAAGCGCGTTCGGCCCCGTGGAGCAGGTCGGCTCGTGGAGCCAGAGCGAGATGTGCCACATAGAGCAATACGACTTCACCTACACGAAGGAGGAAGAAGATGAGTGATTCCAAGGGAGTGCGCTTCGGCATCTCCAAGGCGCATTACGCGCTGTACACCGAGGGTACGGGCGGGAACGCCGGCTCCTACGCCGAGCCGACCGCAATGCCCGGCGCCACCGCGCTTACGCTGACGCCGCAGGGCGAGACGTGGACGTTCTACGCCGACAACATCGCGTACGAGACCAGCTCGAGCAACACCGGCTACGAGGTCTCCATCACCATCGCCGTGTTCGGCGACCAGGCGAAAATCGACCTGCTCAACTACAAGGCCGATTCCAACGGCGTGGTCTACGAGCCCGCCGACGCCGAGCCCGCGTCTGCGGCGTTCCTGTGGGAGTTCGACGGCTCCAAGGTCAAGAAGCGCGGCGTGCTCTACGACGTGAAGTTCAACCGCCCGACGGTTTCGGCCAACACCAAGACCGACTCCGTCGAGCCGGATACCGACGAGATCACGGGCGTGGCGATCGGACGCGACCTGACCATCGACGGCGAGACCGTGAACGTCATCAAGGCGAGCGTCACCAACGAGACCGCGACCAAGGCGCAGTTCGACGCCTGGTTCAACGCCGTCTACATCGTGGGCGCGTCGGGCGCGACGGGTGCGACTGGTACGACCTCGTAAGGAGCGATGAATGATCATCCATTTCAAGCATGTGGATGAGAACGTAGAGGGCGAGCGGGCCGTCGACAAGGGGCCGCTCGCCTTCGGCGAATCCACGGACGAATGGACGGCGACGTGCGGCCTGCACACGCTGACCATCTACGAGCAGGCGTTCCAGAGCGACCCCGCCAGCCCCCACAAGTCGCTGGTGGACGACGTGACCGACTACGCCGACGTTCACGACGGGAACCCGCTCGGCAAGCTGCTCGCCGCGAACTGGGAAGCCGACGCCCGCGCGCTCTGGGCGATGCTCAGGTGCGGGTGCGAGGCGGGGCTCAACGGCGACAAGCAGGTTGGCGATTTCAAGTTGTGGAGCCGCGCGCATGCAGCCGACGACATCGACATGTACAAGCTGCACCTGCTGCTCGTGAAGGAGATTGATGCCTGCTTTCCTTCACTCGCCGAAACCGCCGAAGAGCTCTCAAAGCAGCTCGGCAAGCCAAAGCGCAGGCGCAAGGCTCGCGTACACAAAGACGGAGCTGACGATGCTGAAGCTGGGGTTCAGCAAGGCTGACGTGATGACGATGCCCTACAGCCGCGCCGCATGGTACGTGCAGGCGGCGGTCGAAGGGCAAGATGCAGGCGAGGTCGGCGCGCGAGACGCGACGCAGGCCGATATCGACGCGTTCTAGGAGGTGCCGAAAAGTGGCAGAGTACAAAGGCCTGACGATCCGCATCGGCGGCGACACCTCCTCTCTCAACTCGGCGCTCAAGGCGTCCACCAAGGCAGCTTCCTCGCTGCAATCGCAGATTCGCCAGATAACCCGCGCCATGCGGTTCGACCCTGGCAACCTCGGCAACGTGGACACGCGCATGCGGCTCACGGCGAACCGCGCGGAAGCTCTCTACTCGAAGATACGGCTGCTCAAGAGCGGCTACGAAGAGCTGGGGGCATCCGCCGTTTCGGTCGGCGGAAAGTCCACGACAGTCAAGAAGCTCGCAGAGTCAACCGAGAACGTCGCGCTGGCCGCGTCGCTCGCCAAGGAGCGCTACAACGACATGACCGCCACGCTCGCGTCGCGCTACCGCGAGCTCGAAGCCAGGGCGAAGGAAGCCGGCAAGGCCATGAACCTCAACGCGCTCTCCCGCCAGGGCACGGACGAGACGTTCGAGAAGCAGATGGCGGAGCTCAAGGAGATAGGCGTCATCACCGACGAGGAAATCCAGAAGCTCCGCGAGATGCGCGCCGTGTGGGGCGAGGCGTTCGACAGCTCGGAAGCGTACAAGGCGGCGAGCCAGCTGGATGGCATGGCGGTGGACATGCAGCGCTTCGAGTCGGAGGCGCGCAACGCCACGTCCACCGTGCGCGAGCTGAATTCCGTCTCGGGATTCGCCGCCGACAATTGGCAGGAGAGCACCGCCAAGATCAAGTCGATGGACTCGGCGCTCTCGGACTGCACGAGGCAGGCGAGGGCGTACGAAGCGGCGCTGCGCGAGGACCCGACGAACATGGGCGCGGCGGTCGGGCGCTTGAAAGCGCTCGCGAACGAGTACGACTTGGCAAGCTACAAGGCGAAGGAGCTCTCCCGACAGGTCGACGCTTACAAGAGCCACCTGTCGGAAGTGCTCGCGAGGGAGAAGAACCTGCCGGAGTACATACAGCGGGTCGGCGACGAGTGGCAAGAGACGCACGATAAGCTGTCGAAGGCCAAGGGCGAAGTCGCCGCGCTCAGCCAATCGCTGCAACGGCTCAAGGACGCCCAGGCGCCCAACGAGGAGATAACGAAGCTCGAAGGCGAGCTGACGGAGGCCAAGGGCAAGGTGGACTCCCTCAACAGGAGCGCCGCCGAGATGGACGCGAGATTCGAGACGGCCAAGGAGTGCGCCGAGCTCGAACGCTTGCAGCAGGAGCTCGCCGAGACGGAAGCGCGTGCGGAATCGGCCAAGAAGCGCATGGACCTCAAGAGCCTCGGCGGCAAGTCGATGCTGAACGCGTCCACGCTGAAATCGGCCGGCATGACGATGTACTCGACGCTCACGCCCGCGATCACGATGCTCGGGTGGCGAACCGTAACGGCCGCACAGGAGATGGATTCGGCCTACCGCGACATGCGCAAGACGGTCGAGGGCACCGAAGAGCAGTTCGAGAGCCTGAAGCAGGGAGCCATCGAGTTCTCCAAGACGCACGTGACGAGCGCCGACCAGCTCATGAGCATCATGGCGATAGGCGGCGAGCTCGGAATAGCGACCGATTCGCTCATGGATTTCTCGGAGACGGTGTCGAACCTCGACGTGGCGACGAACCTCGACACGGAGGAAGCGGCCGAGTCACTGGGCAAGCTCGCCAACATCACGCACATGGGCGCAGACGAGTACAGCAGGTACGCTGACTCGCTCGTGCGCCTGGGCAACAACGGTGCGTCCACCGAGGACCAGATAGTGGATATCGCCACGCGCATCGGCTCGATGGGCACGATCGTGGGCATGACGGTGCCGGAGATTCTGGCGCTGTCGAGCTCCATCGCGTCCACGGGCATGAAGACCGAGGCTTCGGGCACGGCCATCGCGAACACGCTCTCCGACATGGAGTCCGCGGTGGCGAGCGGCGGGGATGCGCTCGACGCGTTCGCGCAGGTGTCGGGCATGAGCGCCGAGGAGTTCGCGCACGCGTGGGAAACGGAGCCTATCGTCGCGTTCGAGGCGTTCATCAAGGGGCTGAACCGCATCGAGAAGGAAGGCGGCTCGGCCGACGCCACGCTCGAGGCCATGGGCATCACGGGCACGCGCCAGAAGCAGGCCATCGAGGGCCTGATGCAGACCATCGGCGGCCTGAACGACAACTTGAAGATGTCGAACGACGCATGGGAAGGCAAGTCCGACCAGTGGGGCGCCGCGGGAGACGCCGCGCGCGAGGCGCAGAAGAAGGCCGAAGGCTTCTCGGGGCAACTCGCGATACTCTCGAACATCGGCAAGGACGCGATGGCGTCGCTCGCCGATGGCGCGACCCCCATCATCGCGGTGTTCGCCGACTTGGCGAAAGCGGCGCTCGACCTGTTCGACAGCATGGACGAGGGCCAGAAGACCATGGTGGTCGTCGGCCTTGGCATCGGCGCGCTGGCGGGTCCCGCGCTCACGATGGTGTCCACCTTCATCACGGCCGCGCAGAACATACGAGCGTTCGCCACCGAATCGAGCGCCATGGGCAAGGCCCTCAACATCCTGAAATCGGGTTTTGGCGAAGCTGGCGGCGGTGCGGACGGGCTCGCGTCGAAGGTCGGAGCGCTCAAGAGCGCCGCAGCGACCATCGGCAAGTCGCTGCTCCACGGGCTTGCTGTCGGCGCCGTCGTCGCGGGGATCACCATCGCCGTTGGCGCGATAGCCGACTACATCAAGAAGATGAAGGAGGCCGAGGAAGCGGCCGAGGGTGCGGGAGACGCGATCAGCGGAGCGCTCGGCGTGGCGTTCGACGACCAGGGGCGCGCCATGTCCGACGTGGGCGTGACCTACGACGAGATGGTTTCCAAGATGGCCGAGAACAACCGCAAGATAAAGGAGTCAGCCAAGGAGACCTACGGAAACACGGCACTCATCGAGCAGTACGGGAAGGGCGTGAAGGACGCGCTCAAGGCGTACAACTCGGGAGACCGCAGCGCCGAGAGCATGGCGAACCTCAAGACGCAGATAGAGCTCTACAATGGCGCGGCGGGAACGTCCATCTCGGTGTCCGAGCGCGCGAACGGCAAGCTCAAGCTCATGCAGGACGGCGCGAAGCTGTCGGCCGAGGCGTTCGACGAGCTGTCCGCGTCGATGATGAACGCCGCGAAGGCCGAGTTCTTCAAGGAGAGCTACACGGCCAAGATGGGCGATTACAGGATGGCTATGGACGAGGTAGCCGAAGCCGAGAAGAGGGCGAAGGACGCCACCGACGCGTTCAACGCCGCAGCGGGCAACCCCGAAATAGACTGGCAGACCGTCGAACAATACAAGTGGCAGATGGACCAGGCCAACCAGACGCTCGAGAACACCAAGACCAAGTTCGGCGAGACCACGAGCGCCATGAACCAGTACGAGGAGGGCATGAAGCTCATGGCGGCCGCCGAGGCGGCCGGCTCGCAGTCGGCGCAGCAATGGGTCGCCGACAACGACATGCTGCAGGCGTCCATCTGGAACAACTTCCAGTCGGTGAGCGGCTTCGCGGAAATCCTCGGGCAGCTCAACCTCGACTACGAGACGCTGTCGGCCAACCAGGGCATCGTGGAGCAGATGGGCATGTCCTGGGACGGCACGCTCGCGTCTATCGTCCCTGGCCTTACCGAGATGGGCGTGAAGATCGACGAGAACATCGCGAAGACGCTCGGACTTGACGCCGTGAAGGTCGGGAACAAGACCTACTACGTGTCCGACGATGGCACGATCGTGAAGCAGAACGGCAAGATAGCGTCGCTCAACGGCCTGACGGTCGGCAACAAGGCGTACAAGGTAGACGACCAGGGCACCATCTGGGACGGCGTGACCGCCGTCGGTACCTTGAAGAACGACGTGGCGAACCTGCCCGACGGCAAGGTGAACGTGACGGCCATAACCGACCCAGCCACGGGCAAGGTCACTGGCTGGGTCGCGAGGACGAACGCGACGAAGGCCACCACGAAGACGGACCCGAACACGTCGCAGGCCGATAGGAAGGTCAAGGACTCCGTGTCCAAGGCCAACAACAGCACGGGCACCATCGGCGTGGACGCGAAAACCACCTCTTTCTGGAGTGCGGCGAACAGCATCATCGGCAAGACGTTGGGCACCGCGTACATCAACGTGGTGAAACGCGGCGGCTCGGCCGTCGGCGGTTACTCGGACAGGCCGTGGGACCTGGCATCGGCCACCGCGCCGCGCATGGCCACGGGCGCCATCGTGACGCGGCCGCTGCTCACGAACAACGGGTGGGTCGGCGAGGACGGCGCGGAGGCCGTGCTCAGCTGGGCCACGGGCGGCGCGGTCATCCCGCTCACGAACAGAAAGTACATGGAGCCGATAGCGAGGGCCATCGCACTGAACATGGACGGCTCGGGAGGGAAGTCGGAAACACACAACGTGACGGTGTACCTGCAGTACGACGCGAGCGCGGACGCGAACCAGATGGCGGCCGACATCGCAAGGATGCTCGACCGCAAGCTCGCGATGGAGGGATAACATGACGAATCTCAAGACGAAAGTTTCCAAGCCGACGGCGCCGAGCAGGTCGGGAAACAAGGTCTCGTCTTCGTGGAAAGTCCCCGCAAAGGCCACCAAGAAGGGCGCGAAGGACAAGGACCGCTTCGACGGCCTGAACATAGTGTGGGTGTTCGACGCGGCGCCGGCCACCTCCGGCACGAAGAAGGGCAAGCACGACGTCGTTGAGAGCGACACGACCGGCAAGGAGAAGACGAAGAAATCCTCCGATTCCATCGACCGCAACAAGTTCTACCCCGTCAAGTCCGCGAAGCTCAAGACCGTCGAGATATGGGTGCGCGGCTACAACAATCAGGGCGGGAAGAAAGTGTACGGCCCGTGGCAGCACAATTCACTCGCGCTGAAGGCGCCCGACGCACCTGGCGCGACGCTGTCCTACGACTCCGACACGGGAGTGGTCACGGCGAGCTATTCGACGAGCCATCCCGACGGCGCGAAGGAGTGCTACCAGACGAAATGCTGGGTCACGGTCGCAGGCAGCAAGAAGGTGAACGGCTCGGCGTACACGCAGACGTCCAAGACGATAGGCTCGTGGGAGGTTCCCAACGCGAAGATTCTCGGCATGGGCGGCTCGGCAACATGCACGCTCAGCGCCATCAACCAAGGGCTCGCGGGCAATTCGTCGACGACCACCAGGGTCGTGTACATCGTCCACCCGACCCCCGCCACGCTCGGCGACCCGACGCTCGTGTACGCGGCAGCGGGAGTCAAGGAGACGGCCATGGTGCGCGTGCCGATAACGTGGACAGGCGCCGTGAAGGTCAACAACACGTGGCAGTACCCCTCAAAGATCACGCTGCAACGCGTGAAGGACGTGCCGACCGACAACGACCCGACGAGCGCGAGCCAGATGGACAACTGGGCCGACGTCATGTCGGACAACGGAGACACCAACGGCCTGTCGGACACGTGGGCACAGGGAGTGTCCGCCGTGGGCCTGCACACGTGGTACCGCGTGAAATCGGAGCGCGACGGGTACACGGTGCTCTCGATGCCCGTGTGCGCCACGGCGCTCGACGTGTCGGAGTCGTCCACCGTGGCGGGCGCCGCAAACATCGACTCGATAGTAGCCGGCACGGACGGGAAGTCGCTCGTGCTCGAGCTTTCCGGCAAGGACTCCGACGATGACGGCTACGAGGTCTCGTGGAGCGACGAAGAGAACGCATGGGAGTCCACCAAGCCACCCAATACGTTCGAGACGGCCGGCAGCAGGCTCGTGATCAAGGGACTCACCGAGGGAACGCGCTACTTCGTCAAGGCGAGGGCCTACGACGTCGACGCCGACGGGAACCACGTCTACGGGAAGTACTCGGGTTCGAGGGCGGAGACACCGTACACCACGCCGTCGACGGTCTCGCTTCTCGGAGCCACCGCCACGGCGCGTGGGAGCGCGCTGCAGCTCTCGTGGACGTACGACACGGACGCGCAGCAGGTCGAGTGGCGGCTCGTCGACGAGAGCGGGTCTGTGTTCAAGTCCGGCAAGGAGGCGACGTGCGCGTGCACGGTGTCGCCCGAGGAATACGGCGATGCGGAGTCGCTGACGCTGCACGTGGAGTTGACCACGGGCGGCGGATGGGCCAAGTCCGAGGAGCGCGTGTTCACGTTCGCCGACGCACCAACGTGCAGCGTGTCAACGCCCGCGACGCTCGTGACCCAGCCAGCCACGATAACGGTGCAAAGCGACGAGGGCGACGCGGTCGCCATGTCGGTGACGGCCCTCGACGGCGGCGGCGGGAAGATGGACGGCGAGCGCGGGCAGATGCCGGGGGACACGGTATGGTCTGGCTCGTTCACGCCGGTCTGGTCTGGAACGGGCGCGTCGAGGAGCGCGACCATCACGCTGCCGGGCAACTTGAGCCTGTACAACGGCTCGTCATACATCGTCAGAGCGTCGGCGTCTAACAGCGCGTCCGGCCTGACGAGCGGGCTCGCCGAAGCCGTGTTCGCGGTCAACTGGACGCACACGGCGTCGCAGCCGGCCGTGACGGTCGTGGCAAACGCGCAGGACAGGAGCGCCACCATCTCCGTCGACGCGCCCGACGATTACGAAATCGGCGATAGGTTCGACCTGTACCGAAGCACGCCCGACGGCGAGCGAATGATCGCGTCGAGCCTGCCGTTCGGCACCACCGTGGTCGACAGGCTCGCGCCGTACTCGTCGAAAGGGGCGGGCCTCGCGTACGTGGCCGTGATGAGGACCGCGGACGGGGACACATGCGCGTCCGACGACGCGGACTACTCGATCGCGTGCGGGTCGCTCAGGTTCGATTGGGACGATAAGCACGTCGAGCTGCCGTACAACTTCGACGCGTCCGACAGCTTCGAGAAGGATTCGGAGGTCCGCGCCCACGTCGACGGCACGAGGAACGCGTACTGGAACGAGCCCGTGTCGAGGAGCGCCGAGCTGTCGACCGACATCATATCCATCAGGAACGCCGAGGAGCAGGAGCTCGTGCGCGACATGCTGCAGCACGCGGGGAGCGTGTTCGTGCGCACTCCCGACGGGCTCGCGTTCGCGGCCGACGTGAGGGCGGGGACGATCGAGCGGTCTCACGAATCGAAGATCGTCGGCATGAGCTTCACGGCCGTCGAGCACGACCTCGACGACGCGGGAAGGCCGAACAGCTCGGACGTAACGGCGCCTGAATGGGGCGGCGGCGCGCTAGTCGAGCGAAACGGCGTCGTGTTCGACGGGAACGGCGGGTTCCCGCTCGATTCCTGGGCGTTCGTCGGCTACTCGGAGGGCGTCCTCTACGTCTACGACGGCGAGTCCGTGCGCAACGGCACGGGAACCGAGATGGTCGGATGGACGTGGGATGGCGCCGCGCTGCTCGACGGGGACGGCAACCCCGTGGAACTGGACGGGGTGGCTTAGATGGACTGGTCGAAGGGCTACAGGTCGACGTTCCGGGTTTTCAGGGTGGACCCGTCCACCTGGGAGCCGTGCGGCTCCGTGCGGGGCGTGCGCGACATAGAGGTGGACAGGGACGGCACCGACGAGGCCCCGATGCTCGAGACGGCGACCATGAAGGTCTCGGGCAACCCCGCCGAACCGTTCGAGGACGGCTGGCTGCGCATCGTCATGGACGCCGTCCAGAACGGCTCGTCTGAATCCGTGCCCATCGCCACGCTGTGGTTCTCTGCCCCGAGGGGAAAGTACGACAAGGGGTTCAGGAACGACGAGCTGTCCGGCAAGTCCGTCCTCGTCCAGGCTTCCGGCGACGCCAAGATAGGCGACGGCGCGTGGGCGCCCAAGGGAGCGGACGGCGCGCGCTGGTGCGCCGACAGGCTCGCCGAGCGAATCGACGCCCCGGTGCATATCGACGGGGCGGGTTTCGAGATAGCGGAGAGCATCGTATTCGACCTCGGGGCGAGCGTGCTGAAAGCCGTGTGGACCGTGCTCTCGACGGCGGGGTGGGTCATCGCCATCGACGGGCGTGGCGAGGTGCACGTGCGCAAGAAGCCGTCGGCAGTGGCGCTGGTGCTCGACGAAAGCGGCTCGTGCGCGCTGATCCCCGGCACGGACTACGGAGACGGAACCAGGACGTATTCGAGGGAGTGGCGCCCCGACGTGGGCCCGTTCTCGCTCGTGCGCGCGTCCGCCCCGACGTACGGGCTCGACGGGCTCTACGAGGTGCAGACGCAAAGGCTGTCATGCAGCAAGGGAATACTGGTAGAGGAATCGGTCAAGGTGGTCGGCAATGCTCAATGAAACCAACGAGCTCGAGCGCGCCATCGACAGGAAGATTGCGAGCGCGACGGGGAAGCGAACGCGCACGACCGGCACCGTGAGCAGAATCGAGACCGACGGGACGATCTACGTCCTGTTCGACGGTTCCGATTCGGACACCATCATCTCGAAGTCCACCGCTTCCGTCAAGATCGGGGACAGGGTGTCGGTGCGCGTCGAGAACGGGCGCGCCGCGATCGAGGGCAATTCGAGCGACCCGGCCGCGAGCTCCACCAAGCTCTCCGATGTGAGCGGCATAGCGCGCACGGCGCTGGCCGACGCGTCGAGGGCGCAAGGCGCCGCAGATGCGGCTGAAATCGACGCCCAGCGCGCCAAGGGAGCTGCCGATAGCGCCCAGCAATCCGCAAACGCCGCCCAGCAATCCGCCAACAGCGCGTCCCAGGCCGCGCAGAACGCATGGAACCACGCCGACGATGCCGCAACCGCAGCGCAGAACGCATGGAACCGCGCGGGAGACGCTGCCACGGCGGCGTCGAACGCGCAGCAATCGGCTGACAGGGCCAACGTCTACTCCAACGCCGCCCTCGACCAGCTCGGCGTGGTGCAGGACGTGGCGGGCATCCTCTCGTGGGCGTCCGAGCACGGCAGCTTCGCGAAGACGAGCGACACGGTCATCCAGGACGGCAAGGTGTACTTCGTCAAGGACGGCAACGACTATTCGCCCGTGGTGGACCCGCAGGTGGCAGACCTCGCGAGCTACTACGAGCTTACCGTCAACGAGCCGATGAACGACTTCATCATGGCGCACCTGGCGGTCACGAACCGAGGACTGTGGGTGCTGCCAGCTGGCAAGGGCAGCGCGTCGGACGAGCAGCACGCCGCTGGCTACAAGATGCTGCTGGCATCGGACGGCTGCTACATCTACGACGGCTCGGGCGTGCTCGTGAGGAGCGATACGGCCAGCGGCACCGACTTCGCGGAAGGCAGGAGCTTCCACTTCGGCAGCGACGACGCGTACATCCTCTACACGCCAGCGAGCGGGTCAACTCCCGCGTCGCTGGTCATCGGCGGCGCGAACGTGCAGCTCGGCAGTTCCAAGACGCTCTCGCAATGGGAAGCCGACATGCAACAGGCAGTGAACGACGCGGCGGCGGCTGTGCAGACCGCGCAGGACGTGCCGATAGTCACGATTAGCTCCACAAACGGGACGGTGTTCAAGAGAAGCGCGGGAGTCGCGACAACGCTTGTGGCAACCATCTTCACGCCGGGAGGGCGCATAGACAACGCGACGGAGCTGCGAAGGCGCTTCGGCAACGGAGCATACCTGCAATGGAGCTGGCGCGACATAGTGACCGATGCGGAGCATGTGCTGCTCTCGTCGGATTCGAGGATAGGAAACGGCGGGTTCACCCTCACGGTGAGTCCCGAGGATATAGACGTGCAGGCGGTCATAGCCTGCTCTCTCAACTACTAGGAGGTAGGCATGGCGGTAAAGCACACAGCAGAGGTGACGGTCTACGACGTGTCGGACGCGTACTCCGTCACGTTGACGAACGAGGCGGTCACGTTCAAGGCAACGAGCACGAGCAAGCTCAACGTCCTGTCGAGCGCCACGACTAAGCCGCAGGCTTTCCTCGGCTCCGATGCAGTTGCGTGCACCGTGACTGATGCTGATTGCGTATGCTCGGACTCGACGAACTGCTCCGTCTCTGTCAATTCGACGGGAGACAACGCCACATGGCCGCTCATCACTATCTCGGTTGGAGCGAACGCCACCACAAACGGCACAGTGACGATTCCAGTCGTTATCGGCTCAGGAGACAACGCCGTGACCATCGAGAAGGTGTTCAGCTACGCAATAGCTTTGCAGGGAACGGGCGGAGCAGCGGCGTACAACTACTTCCTCAATGCGTCTCCAACCGCCATCGTGAGGGCAGAGGACGGAACTTTGTCCGCCACATCCGTCGCGTGGGACTCCACACGGGCCACGACAGGAAATCCTGCCGCCTACTCTGGCTTCGTGTGGTCGCATTACACCACCGATGGATCTACATGGACGCAGATTGCCAAGGCATCCTCCGCAGCTGGTAGCGGGACAGTCACCATACCGAGCGCGCAGTACGCGGCTGTAAAGGCCGTGAGAATCACGCTGCACACAGCCGCTCCGACAGACGCGAACAAGGTTGATTCCGTCACGATTCCAGTCATCGATGCTGGCGCAACCGGGCCGCAGGGTCCGCAGGGCATCCAAGGCAACGCGGGAGCCGCAGGCGGCAGGTGGTACAGCGGGACTGGCATCACGGGAACATCGACCACCGCAACGGCGTTTAGCGGCAGCGGCGTCAGCTCGGCTGTAGTTGGTGACATGTATCTGAACACGTCAACCTACAACACCTACCGCTGCACCGTGGCGGGAGCCGCATCCGCAGCGAAGTGGGTCTACGTGAACAACGTCAAGGGAGCTAAGGGTGACGCAGGAGATAACCCTTACACGCTGTCCATCACCACTAGCGCAGGAAACGTGCTGCGCAACAACAGCGGCTCCACGACGCTCACGTGCCACATCTTCAAGGCGGGAGCCGAGCTTGGGAGCGTGCCGAGCGGCCTTGCGGTGAAGTGGTACAAGAACGGGACGTACATGAGCGGCAAGGACGGTTTGACGTTGCAGGTGAACGCCAGCGACGTCGATTCCGAGGACGTGTTCTGCGCGAAGTTGGAGGGCTAACATGGCTGTCAAGGCCAGTGCAGAGATAACGGTGCGAGACGAGACGGACGTCCTGTCCCTCGTGCCGTGGTATGCGCTCACGCAGAGCGCCACGGCTCCGACCAAGCCGAGCACCACCCAGACGAGCGCCGCCGTGCCGTCTCCGTGGACAACGGCTGAGCCGAGCTTTGATCCCGCTGGCGGCACGCGGTACCTCTACACATGCATCCAGACCAGGTGGAAGGACGGTTCGTGCACATGGGATAACAACGTGCAGCTGTCCAGCGCCTACGAGCAGGCGAAGCAGGCGTGGAACAAGGCGAACGCCGCATATAGCGCCACCCAGCCGATAGCCAGCAGGACGTACACGGGAATCATCGGCACGGCCGACAACGCAGAAGAAGCGAGCTTCTACTTCGCGAAAGTCCATCCCGACGATTACAACGGAACCTGGCGCGTGAAGCTCAGAATCGAGGTCACTGCTCCTGCAACGTACCAGGAGATGATTGAGATAACGATTTCGGGCAGGGTCAACGCGTTCATGGCCTACGACAGCGTTGTGCACCGATCGACGGCGGCTCTCGCCATCTACTTCATCAACCTATACAGGGCGAAGCAGGCGGGAATCACGGCAGGGAAGGGCCATGCGCTCGGGTTCGGATTGAGGGCGTCAACGAACCCGACGAACGCGACCTATGCTCGGACAATCACCGTTGACGTTCTCGAACAGACGAACTGCACCGTCCAGCTCTTGGACACGGCTGTTAAGTATGCGAACATGGACGGCACGGGAACCACGAACTACGAAGGCTTGACCGAGCTGGGTGTAGCCAACAACGGCCAGAACGCGACGAATAACTCAAACACCAGCTATTCCCAGCAGTCGCCCGTGAAGGCGGGAGCGAACGGCGTCTGGGGCTATTCCCTCATCATGCAAGCCGCTGACGGCAGGTGGAACAGCATCTACACGGCGTCGAGCTGGAATGGTACGGGAACGGGTAAGTCGCGCTATACGGGAGGCTTCGTCCTCGGGCGCATGCTGTACAGCTCGGGAGCGGGGCAGCAGACCAGCGCGAGCGGAACAACGAGCACATACTACCGATACAACACCGACGTAACCACGAGCACAACATGGGACGTCTACCCGTTCGACATGCGCTATTCCACGAACTGCGCGCAGACCTTGGTCGCGTACAAGCCTGTCTACCTCGTCGGGACAGTCGGCTCCGACGGACTGTTCTACCTCGATTCTACCTGGTGGACGCAGGCTCTCCCGACGAGCGCGAACGGAAAGGTGTACGTCTACGTCGGCGAATCGTACTCAACCTACCAGGTCTACCTCGCGAGCGAGCATACGGCGCTCGTCTACCACGACGGCGGCATCAAGACATACCAGCAGATGCTCTCCGACGAAGCAGCCAAGGTCGCTGGCAACTACATCGTGTCCACCGCGTCGAACGATGTGTGGATTCACACCGAGGACCACGGCCCGAACGCCAACGGCAACGCCACGGCCAACACCTACGGCTGGCGCATCGGCAGCGTGTTCGAGCTGGTGAGGGCGGGACTCAGCTACCTCAAGATGTGGGTGGACAACTCCGTCGCGAAGGTGCGCGTCGGCCTTGAGACCGCAGGGCATTCCGTGTTCTCGCCCGACGGCATGGAGGTGTTCACCGACGCGGACACGAGCGTGGCGGAGTTCGGCGCGGAAGGCTACAGGGTCGGCGACGAGTCGGCGCTTCACCAGGTAGGCGACGGAACGTCGTTGTCGTTCCGCAACGGGAGCGAAACGGTCGCGTACGTCTCGACCGACAAGTTCTACAGCGTCAACTCAGAGGTGGAGGACGCGTTCTACATCGGCGACTACAGCATTCGAAACGCCAGCGACGGCAAGCTGGTCATAGGCCTGAGGAGGTAACGGATGACGATCGCGAGCGGCACGAGCGGAACGAGCGCGTGGTCGATAGCGGACGACGGCAAGCTGACAATCGCGCCATCGAGCGGGAACAGCGGCTACATCCTGCATGGGTGGATGGGACGCGGCCAATTGGCGGCTTGGCCCTGGCACACATACAGGTCGCAAGTCACGTCCGTGGTCATAAGCGGCTCGCTGCAAATATACGGACGCGACATGTTTGGGCACGAAGTCGTGGATGGCAGCGCTAGCTGCATGTTCGCAGAGATGGAAAACTTGAGGTCCGTCAGCGGCGTCAAGAGCCTTGTGGGCCTGACGAACCTCATGCAGATGTTCCGCAACTGCTCGTCATTGACGTCAGTCGACCTCGCGTCCGTCAACACGGCGGCAGCAACGAACATGACAAACGTGTTTTCAGGTTGCGGGTCGCTAACGTCGCTCGACCTATCATCGTTCGATACATCTGCAATCGATGAAATGCACAGTATGTTCGAAAACTGCGGCGTCCTCTCGCAAGTGGTGTTCGGCACGGGCTTCGCCATCCCAGACGGCTCGGCCTCCGTCGGGTTCGTCGCTCATGGCAAGGCGTGCAAGAACGTCTCGAAGAACATCGTCGTGACGAGCGACGCGGACTTCAGGGCGCTGACCGCCCAGCAGCGCAGCGGCACGTGGCAAAGGGGCGTTTCGGCGACGTTCAAAGCGACGGCGCAGCGCTCGACGGGCGGCGCGGCAGACGAGGACGGCGAGGACGTGACGATATCCGTCACCTGGGCGACCGACGCGAGCACCACGACGAGGACGCTGAAGGTTTACAAGAAGATGGCTTCGAGCGCATCGTACCCTTCGTCGGCGTCCAAGACCGTGACGCTCAGCGGCAACTCAGGAAACGAGACCGTGACGATTTCGGATATCGGCGATTCCGCCTACGACTTCAAGGTGGAGTTCTACGACGGGACGAACACGTTCGTGGCGTTCCCGTCCGTCCAGTCGAACATCCGACTCGTCGCAATCGACAGGAGCGGACACGTCGAGGTGCTGGGCGAGCAGTGCTATCCGCTGTTCGTGTGGGACAGCGTGAACGGGAGCGACACGAATCCCGAGAGCTACAGCGGCACGTACCCGGTAAGTCCCTGCTTCGTGTACGACAAGGGCACGAACGGCCTTTACTACTGCACCGACAACTAGGAAGGAGATCGGATGAAGTACGTCGTAATCGAGTTCCAGACCTTCGAGAACGGAGCCATGTCCACGCCCTGCTGGGCCTACGACGAGCGCAACAAGGCGGAGGCGAAGTACCACAGCGTCCTGGCTGGCGCGGCGGTGTCCGCGCTGCCCATGCACGCCTGCTCGCTCATGCAGGCGGACGGGCGTCTGCTGGCGTGCCAGAGCTACGAGCACGTCGTGGAACCCGAGCCTGAACCCGAACCCGAGCAGACCGAGGAGGCGTAGCGCATGACGGCCACGAGGCTGACGGGCGCTGATTGCGTCATCGAGCAGGGAACGAGCGGCATCTGGACGTGGCGGAAGTGGGCGAGCGGCATCGCGGAGTGCTGGGGCAACTACACGGCGAGCATGGCGGTCAACGTGTCAGGCGCGGCGTACGGCGGGTACAGGAGCAACGAAATCTCCGTCAACCTGCCGAGCGGACTGTTCGCCGCGTGGCCCACGACCAACGTGACGTTCGCATCGTCACAGGGCATCTGGGTCAACAACATCGCGCCGACCAACGCGAACAAGGTCGGGTTCTACCTTAGCTGCGGCATGTCGGCGGCTGCTGCGAACAGGACCGTGAGCATCCAGTGCATCGGGCGCTGGAAGTAACGAAAGGAAGACATGAACGTAAGCTACATCAGCTTCGACGAGCTGGGCATCACCGTCGCGGTCATAGGCATCGCGCTGGCGTTCCTGGTGCTCACGTGGAACGCTGTCAAGGCCATCCACGACTGGCGGCAGCTCGCGAGGAAGCCGACCGCCGAGACCCTGTCCGACCACGGACAGCGAATCCACAAGCTGGAGGAGCACGTCGAGGATATAGACCGCAAGCTCGATGGGGATTGGGAGTTCCGCCAGCGCGAGGCCGAGACGAACAGGCTGATGCTGAGGGCCATACGCGGCCTGCTCGCGCACGGCATCAACGGCAACGACGTGGACAACTTGCGCGCTCTAGACAAGGAGATAGGCAACTACCTCGTGGACCATCAGAAGTAAGGAGGCAATCATGAACAAGTTTCTGACCAGCAACGATTGGAAGTACAGGCTCGCACGCACCATCGTCCAGGGCATCTTGGGCGTCATCGTCGCGAACATCGACCTCATCGCGGGCGCGGTCATCCTCGACCCGACGCAGAGGGCGCTCGCCGTGGCGCTCGTGATGGCGGTGCTCTCGCCGATCATGGCGACGCTGGGCGGTGAGGGCGATGACGCTTAACGGTATCGACATTGCGAGCTGGCAGGCTGGCATAAACGTAGCCAAGCTGTCCACCACGAACTTCGTCATCGTCAAGGTAACGGGCGGCACGGGCTACACCAACGAGTACTACAAGCAGTGGGCAGACCAGACGCTCAACAGCAAGAAGCTGCTCGGGTTCTACCACTTCGCGCAAGACTCGTGCGGAGGCACCGCGAAGGCCGAGGCCGACCATTTCGTGGCGAAGGTCAAGCCGTACGTGGGCAAGGCGAGCCTCTACCTCGACTGGGAAGCCAATGCGCTCATCTTGGGCCCGAAGTGGGCCAAGGCGTGGCTCGATAGGGTCTACGCCAAGACGGGCGTGAAGCCCGGCATCTACATGTCGAAGTCCACGTGCAACGCCTACGATTGGAGCGCGGTCAAGAAGGCGGGATATCCGCTCTGGGTGGCCCAGTACCCGAACTATAACCGCACTGGCTACAAGAAGCCTGCCGACATTTGGACGGACTGGAACCCGTTCGGAGCGTGGAGCAAGCCGACCATCTTCCAGTACACCAGCTGCGGGAGAATCGCTGGCTACAACGCCGACCTCGACCTGGACTGCTTCTACGGCGACGCGGAAGCCTGGAAGGCCATGAGCGTCAAGGGCGGCGTGGTGGCGAAGGCAGCGGCCACGGTCGCGGCAACGGTGTCCACCACGTCCACCGCAGCCAACAAGGTGCTCGTGAACTGCGCGGAGATCGCCGCGAAGATTCACCAGCGCATGTGCGATGACGATGGGTTCGGTTATTCGTGGGAAGAGCGCTACGGCACCAACACCGACAAGGTGACGTGGGTCATCGAAGGTAGGAAGTACACGCTCAAACGTGGAGACTATGACTGCTCTAGCTCCGTCATCACCGCCTGGAAGATGGCCTTGCAAGGCACTAAGTACGAGGGAAGGCTGGACGGAGCAACGTACACGGGCAACATGCGCGAGGTGTTCGTGAAGTCTGGCCTGTTCGAGGTCTGGGACACCAGCTCCACGTACGCGGTGCGCGGTGACGTGTACCTCAACGACCAGAATCACACCGCCATGTGCCAGGACGGCGGTCGCGGAGACGGCCCGTACGGCAAGGACATGCTGTCGGAGTTCTGCTGGGGTGACAATGGCGCGTACGGTAACAAGCGCGGAGACCAAAGCGGCTATGAGGCGTACGTCCACGAGTTCTACGAGTACAGCCCTGGCGGCTGGAGCTGCACGCTCCACTACAACCACAAGGCCGACACGACCGCGCCCGCTTCCTCGCCGACGCAGACCACGGCGGGCGGCGAGGCCGTCGCCAAGCTCAACGTCGACGGCGACTGGGGTCCGCTCACGACCAAGGAGTTCAAGCGCCAGCTCGGCATCAAGGTCAACGGCAAGCGCGACGGCGCGCTGTACAAGGCGCTCCGCGCGAAGATAGGCCCGAAGGCCAAGGTGGGCAACGAGCTGAAGTTCACCAAGCCGCTCAAGCGCTCGCTTCAGCGCAAGCTAGGCGTGGAGCCTGATGGCATCATAGGGCCGATTACGGTCAAGGCGCTGCAACGGGCGCTCAACAAGGGCAAGGTGGCGAAATGGTAAGGGTCTTCATCAGCCAGCCGATGCGCGGCCTGTCCGACGACGAGATAAAGGCCGCGCGGGACGACGCCTTCGCCAGAATCGCCGACATGTACGCGGAGCGCGGCGAGGACTGCCAGGAGGTTCCGAACCACTTCCGCAACGACGGCGCGGCGCAGATGCGCCCGCTCGAGCTGCTGGGCAAGTCCATCGAGCTGATGGCGCACGCCGACGTGGCCGCGTTCGCGCCAGGGTGGCAGAACGCGCGCGGGTGCAGGATCGAGCACGATTGCGCGGTCGCGTACGGCGTGGAGGTCGTGGAGCTTCGGTAGTGCTACAATATGCGCGGCCAAAGTGCGGAAGCTGCTTTCTCGCACATGCCCGCCCCTTCGGGGGCGGGCGCTTTTTTTGTGCGCGCACGCACCGAGAACGCACCACGTGGACGGAGTAACCGCAGGTCAGGCTGCGCGCGGCACTTCTTTGTAATCAGTGGGTTGCGGGTTCGATTCCTGTCGCTGGCTCCATGCCTGACCAGGGGACATGCCGAAAATTGACGGTATGTCCCTTTTTTTGACAGGTTCGGGCAACATGCCGTTTGAGCTTGGCGAACGTCCCTGAGCGTCCCTGAGCGTCCACGAGTTTTGCACCATTTTCGCACCGCGTTTAGCCCACCTCGTCCACCAGCTCGGCGAGGAGGTCGGCGGCCATGCACTTCGCGCGGACGGTGACTCTCTGGTAATGTCTGGATTTCGTGGTGCCGCCAGCGTGTCCCATGTTGCCCGACACCACCGAATCGGGCGCGCCAGCCTCGCCCATCATGGTGGCGTAGGAGCTGCGCAGGTTCTTGGGGCAGACGTAGGGCACGCCGTGGCGCGCGCACCACTGACGCCAGTTGTGCGTGACGGTCACGGGGGATGCGTAGGCGTCCTCGGGGGCGTCCACCTTGCCCTTGCCGGACGGCACGAGCGGGCCGCTGCGGCCATCCGCCAGCTCGAGCACGCGGGACGCGAACGGCTCGCCCATGATCGCGTCGCGCTCGGATGCCGTGTTCTTGGTGGACTTGAGCACCTTGCCGGCGCGGGCCACCGTGAGCGCCTTGTCCACCCTCGCGCGGAGATAGCGCCTGCCGGCCAGCTCGTAGGCCGACACGTCCTCCCACGTGAGCGCCAGCGCCTCCTCGGGGCGCATGCCGGCGCCGAGCATGAGCAGCAGCGCGGGCTCGTACTTCAGGCCCTCCATGCCCGACATGAGGGCGCGCACCTCGGTCACGTCCACCAGGCGCTTGGTGCGCGGGCGGTGCGGCGCGTAGGCTATGGCCTGCACGGGGTTGGCGGCGAGCACGCCGTTGCGCACGGCGATGTTGCACATCTTCTTGAGCAGCGCGCCTGCCCTGCGCTGGACGGTCGGCGCGGAGATGGAGGTCAGCACGGCGTTCGCGTGCCGCCAGTCCATGTCGGCCACCCGCTCTCCCGCGATGCGGGGTTCCAGCTCGACGCGCCACGTTCGCGAGTAGTCGTCCACCGTCTTGGCGGCGAGGGTCGGGTAGGTCGGCTCCACGTGCAGGGCGTAGAGCTGCCCCCACGTCATACGCGACGGGTCGCGCTCCACGGCGTGCTTGGCGAGCGCGCGCTCCGCCGCGTCGCGGTCGCCGTCCACGTAGGCGGAGCGGCGCTTGCCGTTCGAGGTCCACCAGATGCGGTAGCGCCCGGGTCGGATGTACTGGATCGAGCCGAAGTGCGAGCGGGTCATGGTACAATCACCTCGTCCTTCCCGCCCCCGCGCAGTTTTCCAGGCCGTCGCGGGGGCGGCTCTCTGTCTATAGGTCTATACCTAGTCGTAAATCAGCGAGTAGTTGTCCGTGAACTTCGAGCCGAACACGTAGAGGTTCGGGATGTTCTCCCTGTACATGCCGCGCTTCTCGGCTTCGAGGTAGACGCGGTAGCCTTGCGAGACGTAGTGCATCGCGGCCTCGCGGAACGCCCAGCAGACGCCGACTATCGCGCCGTTGTAGGTGAGCGCGATGGCGTTGCCGTCTGCCGCTGTGTCCATCAGGTTGCCGCCGTTCAAGCTCTGGAGGACGGCATCCCCTGGGAGCACTTCCAGCGCGAACCGCTCGCCGTCTGGCGGCCACGGCATCGCCTGCGGGTAGTAGACGTACGCCTTCATCTCGAAGGAGTTGTCCATCAGCAGCTTGCCAGCGTACTTAGCCTTCGGCCAGCGGGCCGTCACGATCGGCGCGCGCTGGAGCTGCGCCGCGCCGCGCTTCTCGTCCACGGTCTTCTTGACCGCGTCCTTCAGGTTGTTGAAAAGTCCCATGCGTTCCTCCTAGCTCAGAGCGATTCCAGCTCCGCAGTCAATTCTGAGAGCATCTTTCTTTTTCGCGTCGCCCGCAAACGCGAGCGCACGGGCCATTTCGAGGAACGCAGGCTTGTCCTCGTCGGCGATGCGGCGGAAAAGCTCCACGAGCTCACGCTCTTCGCGTGACGGCTGGCGTTCCTGCGAGACGCGTGCTGGCTGGATTCCGAGCAGATAATCCACCGTCACACCGTACTTCGCCGCAACGTCGCGAAGGATGCCGCCGTTGAGCTTGCCCTGGCCCTGCTCCCATTTCTTGTACGTGGACAGGCTGACGCCGAAGTATTCGGCAGCATCATTTTGAGTGAACCCGCCGATTCTGTCAGCGTATTCCCTGCGAGCTTCGCCGATTCTGTTTTCCATGATTTCCACCTGCCTATCTGGGATAACCAAAATTTTACCCCATACCCGATATTTTATCTTGAAAAGGGTAAATAAATGGTTATACTATGGGACACGAAGGGGTAAAAAAATGGTTCCCGAAACAGGAGTTAGACATGCAACATAGAAACCTTGCGAGCGAGCGCGTCCGACTCGGATTCAACCAAACGGACATGGCGTCCGAGCTCGGCGTGACCATCAAGCAGATCACGCGCTACGAGAACGACCTGGCGACCATGCCAGCGGATTTCGTGGCAACCGCGGCGGAGTACTTCGGATGTTCCGCCGATTACCTGCTCGACCTCACAGAAGACAGGCTCCCAAAACTGTCCACCAGCATGTAGCCATCGAAGCGAACGGAGGAGAGCCATGACCACCGACGAAGTCTACGAGGAGAAGCGCCTGTTCGTGAAGAACGAGCTGACCGACATGCTGCGCGCCGCGACGGGCGGCTGGGTCGAGCGCTGCGAGTACGAGCGCGAGGGATGCCGCGAGACCGTCCACGTGTTCCAGAGCATCCAGCCCATCGGCGTGGACGTCACGGCTGACAGCCCGTGGGCAATCGCGAAGGACGTGCTGCGCGCGCTGTACAAGCTGTACTAGAACGCACGTCCTGGCGGATGACGGAAAAAGCCGCGTTCCTCCTCTCTTGGCGTCGGCCCGTACTGCAAACTCGCGGGCCGGCGTCGCGGAGGGCGCGCAAGTCCCTTGTATGCGAACAATGCCAAAACCTTGCAACCGCGCGCCTTCCGCGATGCCGAATCGGCGTCGCGCAGCTTGAAAACCGAACGACCCTGCAAGAGAACGGGGCCCCCGCACCGAGAGGCGGGAAGAAGAGACCATGCAGCGCGTCCGGGCATGGGGACACGGGAGGCGGGAGAATCCTTTCGCCCGCCGTGCCGCCTCGGGCGAAGATGCGGGGCGCGTGGACCACCAAACACCGCGAGGGGGCCCGCCTCGGAGCTGGGCAAGGCGGACGGGCTGTCCCCGAACCCGGGCGCGCTGTATCGACGAGAAGGAGGTGCAGATGTGGAGAGAATCGCCATCACAGTGCGCGAGCTGGCCGAGCAGACGGGCCAGGGCGAGCGCACCGTGCGCGCGTGGACCAAGCGGGGGAACGACCCGCTGCCCTACACGCGCATCCAGGGCGAGCGGTACGGCTTCGTGCTCGTGCGCGAGTTCGAGGAGTGGGCCGTCCGCAACAGGGACGAAATCGGGCCGCGCAGGTAGGAGCTGCACGGCCCAGGAAGACGATACAGGAGGTATCGACGTGAATGATTATAGCGCATACGAGCGCGGGACGCTGTACGGCGGCGTCCTGATCGCGGTGATGTTCGGCGTCATGTGGGTAATCGGCGCGCTGATGGGGTGGTGCTAGATGGTGCCCAGGGAACTAATCTACCCGCCGCTCACCGTCACTCAGGCGTCGGCCATGGCGCGCGGCAAGACGAGCGCCGCGAGCTGGGGGCCGCAGCCGCCCGAGGGCGATGCGCCCGAGTGCCGCGCGTGCGGCGAGCCGCTGGAGAGCTACTGGTGCTTCTGCCCGAGGTGCGGGCAGAGGGTCGAGGAAGGGGGAAGCGATGGGCGATGAGGTCAGCACCGTCGATGTCATCGACGAGGAGCACGACGCCGAGGTCATCCGCAAGATGGCGCTCGCGCAGGCGCTCTTCAAGGCGATCAAGGAGGAGGTCGGCACGGGAGACCCGGGCAACCTCCGCGGCGAGTTCGACGCCATCATGACGGAGCGGTTCGAGAAGGCCCGCGCGCTGGGCGTCGCGCCGAAGAGCTTCGACGTCGAGATAGACGGCGAGAAGGTCGGCACGTTCAGCATCACCGTGGACAAGGGCGAGCCGGCGCGCGACGAGGCGAAGCTGCGCGTGAGCGACCCCGACGCGTTCGAGCTGTGGGCGGGGGCCAACGGGTTTCTGCGAACGAGCGTGGACATGGCCGCGGTCGAGGCCTACTTCGCCGAGGAGGGCGACGTTCCCGACGGATGCGACGTCCACGTGGTCCACGTGCCCGAACGGCGCGGCGGGGGCATCAAGCGCACGTCGCTGCGCATCGACACGCCGAAGGTATCGCACGCGCTCGGCGCGTCGGTCGGCGAGTCGGTCGCGTGGCTGCTGGGAGAGGGGGCGTAGATGGCTTACACGATAAGCAGGGGCGTGGTCGCGAAACCCGTCAAGGCCGTTTGCTACGGCGTCGAGGGAGTCGGCAAGACGACGTTCGGCGCGAGCTGGCCAGGCGCGGTCTTCATAGACGTGGAAGACGGCAGCGGCCACTACGACGTGGCGAGGTTGCCGAGGCCCGACGGGGGGCTGGGTCTGCTCGCCGAGGTCGAGGCGGCTGCGAAGATGCCCGAAGTAGGGACGCTCGTCATCGACACGATTGATGCCGCCGAGACGCTGTGCACCAACCACGTGCTCACAGTGAAGAAGTGGAAGGGCATCGAGGATGCGGGCTACGGCAAGGGCTACACGTACTTGACAGAGGAGTTCAGGAAGCTGTTCGCGGCGCTAGACAAGGTTGCCGACGCTGGGAAGAACGTCCTCGTCATCGCGCACGCCCAGATCAAGCGGTTCGAAGCGCCGGACGAGATGGGCGAGTACGACCGATGGGAGCTGAAACTTCAGAAGAAGGACGCGCCAATCGTCAAGGAGTGGTGCGACCTGCTGCTGTTCGCGAACTACAAGAACGACCTCATCGTGAGCGACGACGGCAAGAAGGTTAAGGCGACGGGCGGCAAGAAGCGCGCCATGTACGCGACGCACTCCGCCGCGTACGACGCCAAGAACCGCCTGGGACTTCCCGACTCGATGCCGTTCGACTTCGCCGAGATAGCCGACAAGGTGCCCACCGGTATCAAGCCCGCCGAGCAGCAGCTCGTGCCCGAAGACGAGGCCGAGGCGCAAGCAGGCGCGCAGGCCGCTGGAGATGCCGCCAAAAAGGCTGCGAAGAAAGAGGCCGCGAAGTCGAGCAAGGAAAAGAAGGACGGCCCGTCGCTCGCCGAGATGGAAGCCTACGTCCACGAGATAGCGAACGGCAACATGAACGCGAAGCCGCCGAGCTTCGAGGAGGTCACCGAGCCCGAGTTCGCGCAGCTCCACCAGCTCATGGCCGATTACCAGGTCAGCGAAGCGCAGCTACGCGACGCGGTCGGGAGCCGCAAGAACAACGACTACACCGACGCGACGCCCATCGGCGACTACAGCGTCGAGTTCGTGCGCAACACGCTGCTCAAGCACTGGGAGAAGATCGTCGCGACCATCAAGGAGCGCGGCGAGCTGTACAAGGACATTCCGTTTTAGAAGGGAGCCGAAATGGCAAACGAACAGTACGAAATCCTCGATTGGGACGTCGAGCTCGATGAGGGCGACGATTCGAGCGGGTTCAAGCTACTCGAAGAGGGCTACTACCCGTTCACGGTCGTTGGCGTCAAGAAGGGGTTCACCAACGGCAAGCCGAGCTACCCGTGCGTCGACTTGAACCTCAAAGTCGGCGTCGGCCCCGACTCGACGACGGTCAGCGACCGCATCGCGATGCACTCGGGCATGAAGTGGAAGCTCGCGCAGCTCTCGGTCTGCCTGGGGGTCCGCAAGCACGGCGAGAAGATGACGTTCAACCCGTCCGAGATCAAGGGCCTGGGCGGCTGGGTCGAGATCGAGCGCCGCGAGTTCGAGTACACGCGCGGCGAGAAGGCTGGCGAGAAGGGCTACGCGAACAACGTCGCGCGCTACATCGAACCAGACGACGCGCCGGCTGACGGCAAGCCGCAGGTCAAGGGCGGCGAGGTTAAGGACGGCGGCGAGACCGCCGACGACGAATGGTAGCGATGAAGCTCAGGCCGTACCAGGAGGAAGCGGTCAACGCGGTTCGCAGGGAGTGGGCGGCTGGCAACAGAGCCACGCTGCTCGTCCTCGCGACGGGGACGGGCAAGACCGTCATCTTCAGCGAGATAGCGCGGCGCACCGCCGAGAACGGCAACGGCGTGCTCGTGCTGGCGCATCGGGGCGAGCTGATAGACCAGGCCGCGGGCAAGCTGCAGAGCATGTGCGGCGCGCCCGTGGCAATCGAGAAGGCGCAGCGGCACTACGACGACGAGGGGGACGGATGCGCGCTGTGCGTGGGCTCCGTCCAGACGCTTCAGGGTAACAGGCTCGAAGCGTTCCCGCTCGAATCTTTCAAGCTGCTCGTCGTCGACGAGGCGCACCACGCGGTGGCCGAGTCGTACAGGCGCATAATCGAGCGCCACATGGACGCGGGCGGCTATCTGCTCGGGGTGACCGCCACGGCGGACCGCGCTGACAGGCGCGGGCTTTCGGAGGTTTTCGACTCGATCGCCTACGAGTACCCGCTCGCTCGCGCCGTGGCGGACGGCTACCTCGTGCCCATCACCGCGAAGTGCATACCCCTGAGAATCGACCTGAGCGACGTGAAGGTGAGCCACGGGGACTTCCAGGCGGGAGACCTCGGCAGCGCGCTCGACCCGTACCTGCCCGAGATAGCCCGCGAGATGGCGGTCGAGTGCGCGGGCAAGAAGACCGTGTGCTTCCTGCCGCTCGTGGCGACCGCCGAGCAGATGGCCGAAGAGCTGAACCGCGCGGGGCTTCGGGCCGTGGCTGCGAGCGGCTACGACAGCGCGGAGGAGCGCGCCCGCAAGAAGGACATGTTCGAGCGCGGAGACTACGACGTGCTGTGCAACTCGATGCTCTACACCGAGGGGTGGGACTGCCCCGCAGTCGACTGCGTCGTGGTGCTGCGCCCCACGAAGTCGCGGAGCCTCTACGCCCAGATGGTAGGGCGCGGGACAAGGCTCGCGCCCGGCAAGGAGCGGCTGCTGCTGCTCGACTTCCTGTGGATGACCGAGCGCCACGACCTCGCGCGCCCCGCGTCGCTGCTCGGCAAAGAGCCGAAGGTCGCCGAGAAGATGACCGAGATCATGGCGGGAGACCCCGACGTCGAGTGGGGGCTCGAAGCGCTCGCCGAGACCGCCGAGAAGGACGTGAGGGCCGAGCGCGAGGCGGCGCTCGCGCGCGAGTTGGCGGCGCAGCGCAAGAAGAAAAAGAAGCTCGTCGACCCGCTGCAGTTCGCGGCGTCGATACAGGAGCTAGAGCTTGAGGACTACGTTCCCACGAAACTGTGGGAGTGCGGGGCTGTCACCGACAAGCAGCGCGAGACCATCGAGCGGTTCGGGGTGGACTCGTCTGGCATCGAGAACGCTGGTCAGGCGTCGGCGTTCATCGACGCGCTCATGAGACGGGCCGACAGCGGGCTTGCGACCGCAAAGCAGATTCGGTGCCTGGAACGCGCCGGCTTCCAGCACGTCGGTACGTGGAGCTTCGAAGCGGCCAAGTCGATGATAGGGCGGCTCGCCGCGTGCGGCTGGCAGGCGTGGAAGCTCAAGCGCGCCGGCATAGACCCCGAGACCTACGACCCGAGGGAGGTGGCATAGCCAAATGGGCGGCTACGACCTGACCGAAGCGCTCGCGGCGATACCGCCCGACGTGCACTACGACGAGTTCATCAGCGTCGGGCAAGCGCTCCACCACGAGGGTTACGGGGTCGAGACGTGGCGCGACTGGGTACGAGGGTGCACCCAGCCAGACCACAGGCACAGGCTGGCCGAAGTGGACAAGCATTGGCGCTCATTCGGCGACGGCACGGGCAACCCCGTCACGGGCGGCACGCTCGTCAAGCTCGCCCGCGACCACGGGTGGACTGCTGGCGGCGGCGGCAAGGTGTACGACGTGCTGCCGTGGGACGTCACGTTCTACGGGGACGAGGACGAGCCCGCCATCGTCGACGCTTCGAGCGTGAGCGAGCACGACGAGCAGGTGTCGCCGCTGTACCCCGAGGGACGCGAGCTCGACGAGCTCGTGGCGTACCTCAAGGCGCTGTTCGACGAGAACGACGTGGTCCGCTACGTGCTCGACGCCACCGAGTGCGAGAACGGCAGGATCGCGCCGGGCGTCGGCGTGTACAAGCGCACGGCGGGCGACCTCATCAAGGCGGCGGGGCGCGCCAAGTCCCTCGAAGACGCCGTCGGCTCGCTCGACGAGTCGGTCGGCGCGTACATCTGCATCAATCCGCTCGACGGGGACTACATCGGCAACAAGAACGTCACGAGCTACCGCCACGCGCTCGTCGAGTCCGACGAGATGGAGCGCGGCAAGTTCGCGGCGATCGTGAAGCAGCTCAACCTGCCGATCGCGGCGATGGTCGACTCGGGCAACAAGAGCCTGCACGCCATCGTCAAGATCGACGCAGAGGACGCGAAGCAGTACGCCGAGCGCGTGCGCGTGCTCTACGAGCGGTGCGAGCGCAACGGCATCGTCATCGACAAGGCCAACAAGAACCCATCGCGGCTCTCGCGCATGCCGGGCGCTATGCGAAACGGCAAGCGGCAGTTCCTCGCGGGGCTGTCACAGGGCGCGGGCGACTGGGAGGAGTGGGAGGAATGGTATGCCGAGGAGACCGACGAGCTGCCCGACGCCGTGCCGCTCGACAGGATGCTCGGCGACAACCTCCCGCCGCTCAAGCCCGCGCTCATAGACGGCTTGCTGAGGGTGGGCCACAAGATGCTCGTGAGCGGCCCGTCGAAGGCGGGCAAGAGCTTCGCGCTCATCTCGCTGTGCATCGCGTTCGCCGAGGGGCTGACGTGGTTCGGCATGTCGTGCAAGCAGTCGCGCGTGATGTACGTGAACTTGGAGCTCGACGGCGACTCGTGCATCAACCGCTTCAACGACATCTACGGGGCGATGGGCGTCGAGCCGGCCAACGCCTGCAACATCGACGTGTGGAACCTGCGCGGTAAGGCCGAGCCGATGGGTAAGCTGCTGCCGAAGCTCGTGCGAAGGTGCATCAAGCACAGCGTCGAGGTCGTGGTCATCGACCCCATCTACAAGGTGAGCGTCGGTGACGAGAACAACGCCGGCGACATGGCGGCGTTCGCGAACCTGTTCGACGCGCTGTGCGACCAGGCGGGCGTGTCGGCGATCTACTGCCACCACCACAGCAAGGGCTCTCAGGCCGACAAGCGCAGCATCGACCGCGCGAGCGGTTCTGGCGTGTTCGGGCGCGACCCCGACGCGATACTCGACCTCATAGAGCTCGACGCCGACGAGCTGCGTTGGCAGCACGTTCAGGACAAGGTGTGCGCGGCATGCGCCGATGCCGTCGCTGACGCGGGCGGGGCAGACGCGTGGGCGGCGCTTCCCGAGACGGGGCGCAGGATAGCCGCAAACGCCGAGCAGAACGCCTACGACATGCTCGACTCCGCAGCGGGCGCGGCGCTCCACGAGCGCATCGACGAGATCAAGGAGCGCAAGGACTCGCTTTCGGCGTGGCGAATCGACGGGACGTTGAGAGAGTTCCCGCGCTTCGCGCCCGTGAACGCGTGGTTCGACTGGCCGCTACACGTAGTCGACAACAAGCTCGCCGAATGCAAGGAGCTCGGGAGCGAGCAGCCGAAGGCCAAGGGCTCGCGGGGCTGGTCTAAGGAAGACACGAAGAGAGCCGCGAAGGCCAACCGCGAGAAGGCCGAGAAGGAGCACACGGCCATCGCCGACGCGTTCGTGAACGCGTTCGACAGATGCATAGAGCTCGGGAACGAGCCGACGGTCACCAACGTGTACGACTGCTTCCCAGACATCGACGGCATAGACGTGACCCGATCGAAGGTCGACGAGTGGAGCAAAGACAGGAACAAGTCGTGGTGCCCCGTGCAGAAAACGAGCAAGGTTTCCACAGCTGACAAGAAGAGCAAACTGCTCGAAATCGTTGGACGCAGGGAGCAGGGAGAACCCTAATCGCGTTTCGGTATTCCCTACGTAGGCAGGTTCAGGGAACACCCCCCTTATATAAGGGGGTATTCCCCCCTCCCTGCGTGCGGGGCAGCGGTCAACGCTTCCGCTGCCTCGCCCCTACGCAGAGGAGGGAGCCCCCAGCCCCCAAAATCCTAGAAAGGAAGAACGATGAACCAAGTTGAAATCACCGTGAAGATCGCCAAGACCAACATCGACTCGAAGAAGGCGACGATCGCACTCGAGCTCGAATACGAGTCGTGGAACCAGATCCCGAACCTGGCGCGCATGACAGGACAGATCGTCAACGTGGTGCTCTACCCGTCACAGACGTCGATGGATTTGGGTGACTAGCGATGGCGGATAGTCACCACTTCTTCATGGCGATGGAGCCGCCGACCGCGACCAAGCAGGAGGCAAGGGTCGCCGTGAGGAACGGCAAGCCCGTGTTCTACCCATCGCCCGCGTGGCAGGCGGCGGAGTCGAAGCTCGCTGCGCACCTCGAAAGACACAGGCCCGACAAGCCGATACGGAAGGGCGTCGGCGTGATACTGAGCGTCGAGTGGTGCTTCCCGAGCGACGGCGGTCACGCCGACGGCGAGCCCCACACGGACAAGCCCGACACCGACAACCTCGACAAGGGCCTCAAGGACATCATGACGAGGCTGGGATGGTGGGAAGACGACTGCCAGGTGTTCGGTGAGAACATCGTGAAGCTCTACGGGCGTGTCCCCGGCATACGCATCGACATCGATGAGGTGCCGCTATGCCATTGATCATCAACGACCACGGCGAGTTCGTGGACGACTTCGAGCCGTACCGCCCGATGCGTCTCTCGACGAAACCGGTCGCGCGCGGAGTCGGCCGCTACGAGAAAACCTGCCCGCAGTGCTTCGGGCGGTTCCGCACGGACTCGCCGGCGAAGGTCTACTGCTCGGGCAGCTGCACGGAGGCGGCGCGGCGCGAGCGCGAGCAGTCTGAACGGAACCGCGACAACTGCGGCAGGCGCGTCGCCAAGGGCGTGCAGCTCGTGTGCGAGCGGTGCGGGAAGAGCTACGTGGGCAGGAGCAGGTCGCGCAAGTACTGCTCGGACGGCTGCAAGAAGGCGGCCGAGGGCGCGCGGCGCAGGGAGCGAGGGCGATGAGCCGCAACCCGCTCGCCGACCCGACGTGCGCGCCCGTGAGCGTTGACGGCATCCACGCGACCTACGTCAAGGCCGACGTGGACGAGCTGCGGCGGCTCTGGCGCGAGGTCGTGCGGGAGAACGCGCTGCTCTGGCAGCGCATCGACAGGATACGGAGGGCGCGCGCCATGGGCGGCGTCCAGACAGGAGGAAGACGATGAGGAAGTGGACATTGGCGCTGGCGCTCGCGCTGGCGTGCGTACCGTGCGCGGCGTACGCGGGGGACGTTGACGAGGGCGCGTGCCCCGACGTGATCGCGCTCGACACCTACGGCGGCGAGCAGGTCGCCCAGGAGCCGACAATCACGCGGGAGGGCGGCGTGTACGAATTCGGCAACACCGTCGAATCGTGGTACAGCTCCGAAACGCTCTACCACTGGCGTACGCCCGAGTGGTGGACGGACGAGGAAGGCTTCTGGCGCACCGACGAAGGCTACTACGTGGTGGCGAGCGACGGCTGGGCCGAGGGCAGCGTCATCGAGACGAGCAAGGGTTACGCGCAGGTGCTCGACGGCGGATGCGGCGAAGGCGTCGTCGATTTCTACACGGCGTGGTAGGAGCGACGCGAAACCGCGAGACGGGCAAGTTATCGACCAAGACTCCGAACGTGCTCTCAGCTTGGCTCAGCTTGGCGAGAGAGCCGTTTACAGACACACGAAAGAAAGGCGAGACGATGGAAAAACCCGAAATCGTCATCGGAGACTTCAAGGTGAGGAAAATCGACGCGATGAACTGGCAGGTGTTCGAGCGCCGCGAGCTGAAGGCCGGGCGGGCGGACGTCAAGAGCCGCGAAGGCGAAATCGACTGGGTAGCGCTGCCGGCGTACTTCGGGACATTGAAGCCGGCCA